CGGCAGCAGTGGCTACGAGGATGAAGACGAAGACGACATGCGGGCGGCTGCCGTTGTCAAAGCCATCAAAGAACTTGACCGCAAAGGTGAGTTCAATATCCGAATTAATTCACCAGGCGGCAGCGTATTTCACGGCGACCCGATAGTAACCGCTATCCGCAACTGCAAAAACAAGGTGCACACATTCATCGACGGCATGGCTGCAAGCATGGCTGCCGACATCTGGATGGCAGGCGACATGCGCCACATGGCCAGCAACAGCAAGCTGATGATTCACCGCACCAGCGGCTTTGCTTTCGGCAATGCCCAACAGCTCCGAGAAGCAGCCGACGCGCTGGACAAGTTTGATGAGGCAGCCATCAAAACGTTTGTGGAATTATCCGGCATGGATGAGGACAAAGTACGCTCAGAGTTTTACGACTACAAAGACCACTGGCTCACCGCCGGCGATGCACTGGCGTACGGCCTGATTGAAAAAATTGACACCTACGAAAAAGGCAACAGCGAGGACAAAACTTACCGGCAGCTGCTTATGGAGGCCGCTAGGGAGCATGCCGGCGCAACGGCCACGGCCACAGCTACCGAGACAGCCACCGAGGTCACAGCCACCGCCACGACCACCGAAATACGATTCAACGAAACAGCCGACTGGCGAGAGGATTACCTCACCCTGCTCGGTCGCTTATCTTAACATTAAAAATTATCAACATGAGGACTGAAAAACAGGTACTCGAGTTGCGGGCAGGGGTATACGCTCAAATGCAGGACCTGCTCAACCGAGCCAAGAATGAAAACCGCGCCATGACTGCCGACGAAATGCAGCAGTTTGACCGCGCAGATGCCGACTTCAAAGCCCTGACCACCGAGCGCGACGCTATCCAGCGCATGGCCACGATGGTCGAGCCGAACAACGAGCCTACGCCACTGCCGGCAAAAGCCGCTGAGCGCAGCATCAAGCAGGAGTATTTTCAGCGCCTGCTCAATGGACAGGCAATGGATTACACCTCTGCCATGCGTGCAACGACGAACCGCCAGCAAGGAAACGGCAGTTATGTAGTTCCAGAGGAATTTATGCGCCAAATTGAGGTTTTTCTCAAAGCGTTTGGCGGCATGTTCCAAGCTTCGTACATTCACCGCTCCAGCCGGGGCGGCACGATGAACTGGCCGACGATCGACGACACGACGGCCACCGGTTCATGGCAGGCAGAACCGCGCACAGCCGGCATCACGCCACGCGCATTTTCTTTCAACCGCAAGCAGTTTGCCGACTACCTCTGGACTGACGTCTTGGCGCTCAGCTGGGAGTTCATGCAGGATGAAGATGTTGACTTCGTAAGTTCTGTCATGGCAGAACTCGTTGGCACCAGCTTCGGTCGTGCATTGAACAAGGCGCTCACCGACGGCAACGGCTCAGGCAAGCCTACTGGCATCCTCGACGCAACGGGCGGCGCAGGCACAGGCAAAACCACTGCCGGCAGCACGGCCATCACGAAAGCCGAACTGATTGACCTCGTTCACTCAGTAGACCCTGCTTACCGCACCGGTCCCAACGTCGCATTCATGATGAGCGACGCCACACTGGGCTATCTGAAGAAACTGGACTTCGGCACGACTGACACAGTGCCTCTCTGGATGCCATCATTCCGCGAGGGCGAGCCTGACCGTGTGTTAGGCTTCAGCTATGTGGTGAATCAGGATTTTCCAACGATTGCAGCATCTGCTAAAACCATCGCGTTTGGTGACTGGAGCAAGTACGTTGTACGTATGGTGCAGGACTTTTCACTGATTCGCCTGAACGAGCGCTACGCTGATGAGCTGGCAACCGGCTTTGTGGCCTATGCCCGCGTCGATGGCAAGCTGCTCAACAGCTCAGCTATCAAGCTGCTGGTACAGAAAGCGTAAACAGATTGCCGGCGGCTATGGCGCACACCACAGGCCGCCGGCGCTCCAACATACAGCCCGAAATACAGCCGCAATACAGCACCGCTATACACTAACGGCTATACACTAACGGCTATACACTAACGGCTATACAGTTGTTCGCTTCATACTTCGACGGATTGTAGTTTTTTCATGGTTTGGTAGGCAGGTCGCTAATTGCGGCCTGCCAATTTAAAACGATATGCAAATAGTCACAGGCAATTTCAAGGTCACAAGTCAACCAGCAGCCGAGCCGGTAAGCCTAGCTGAGGCGAAGCTGCACCTCAAAGTTGACAACAGTGCAGATGACACATTAATCTCTGCGCTTATCACCGCTGCACGCCAGCACCTTGAAAGGCACTGTAATAGTGCGTTCGTGACGCAAACCATCACCGAGGTATGGCCAAGTTTCTATAAGCGAAACCACTGCTCTGTTGCACCGGTGCAGTCACTGACTACACTGCAACACATCACTGAGGGGACATCGGTTTATGTAGCCACCGACGCCAGCCTGTACGGCTTCGACACGTACGCAAAGCCGGCCTACATTTACCGGATGCCGGATATGACGTACCCAATCACAGAAGATGTACCCGACGCGGTTAAGGCTGTATACGTGGCAGGTTACGGCGCAGCAGCCAATGTACCAGCACCAATCAAAGCTGCTATTCTGCTGGTGGTGGCCGACCTGTACGAAAACCGGCAGGACACAATCAAGCGGATGCCGTCAGCTGCGGAGTACCTTATTGCACCATACAGATACACCTGGTACTAATGGCAAAACGCGCTGACATAGGAAAGCTACGGGAACGGGTGACCATCCAGACCTACACGACAACCAGCAATGCGTACGGTGAGCAGGTCATAACCTATTCCACCTACGGCGAACGCTGGGCAAGCGTGGAATACCGGCAAAACCTGACCGAGGAAGACCAGCTGAGCGAGCGCAAAACAGCCATTACTGAGGGGTGGTTCACGCTGCGCTACGACGACCAGATAAACACAAAAATGCAGCTTGTGTACAGGTTACTGACCTACGACATAACCGGCATCACGCACACAGCAGACCGAATGTATACTGTTTTGCAGGCTACTCAACGCGACGCATAGCGCACGAAAAACGAACACACCAACCACGACCACCGTAACACATACGACATGACCACCAGTATACAAACCGACACCAGCGACGTTCAGCGGCAGATAAATGCCATCATGAAAAAATTCGACGACCCGGAAACCAGATATCAGGTCGGCCTTGCCGGCGCTCCGTTCGTTGAACAAGTATACCGGTCGTTGACATATCCGAACAAAGCGAACCGAGAGACACACAAATTTTACGGCTACACGATAGCGAGAGGGAACTGGCAGAAATCCATACAAGAACTGAGCAAACGCCGCAAATACTTACGTGAAATCGGCCTTGTTGTTGTCGGCCCGCGCTACAACCGCCGCGGCTCAAAATCGGTTATCGGTACGACCGAGGCTAACGCCGCTGCAGGATATGCGCATATGATATACGGAGGCGCCCGCGCATACATGCAGCGCATCACGCTGAACGCCGTAAACAAAGCCGCACCAATGGCTATTCCGGCCATGGAACGGGAGGCGCTTAAGATACTAAACCAAGCTGCCGGCACGAGATAACCGGCAGCGATAACGCCGGCAGCACCGGCCATAAACAACACAGATGTCAATAGGTACAGCCATACATAGTCTGCTCTCCACTGATGCCACATTTGCCGGCATCATGGGTAGCCGCATATTTCCAAATACTGTACCTGCTAAGACAAATTTCCCGTTCACTGTCTATACCATAATCGGCACAAATCCGACCGATGACAAAGACGGCGTATCACCGCTCGATGAGGTACTGATTCAGCTAGACATATACAGCAAGTCATACGATACCGCCAAAGAGGCCGCAAACCGCAGCCGCGAGGTACTCGACCGATACCGCAACCTGTCGTATTCATCCGCGCTGGCAATCGACCGCGCAATCTTCGAGGATGAAAAAGAGGGCGATTATGACGCGGAAATAGGCGTATATTGGACTTCACAGGACTGGCGCATCCGGCTCAACAGGACAGCCATTGGCGCGGTGTGGTTTTCCCAGACGTTCACCGGCACAGCCACCAGCACCCTGACCGTAACTGCGAACTCTGGTAACTTGCCAGCGGATGACGCAATCGAAATAACGCTGAACGGCCAATTAGTCACCGGCTGGACTCGCACCGGCAGCATTATTGCCCTGCCGTTCACGACCGAAACCACCGACGTACTGGTAGTACGATTCCGCACGCTCGCAGACGGCAGCACCGCGTTTGCTCAGACGTTTACGAACGTCACAACAAACAGTGTCACCGTCACCGAGAACTCAGGCACGCTGCCAGCAGCCGCGGCCATAGATGTATACGTGCAAGGGCTATTCACTGCCGACTGGACAAAGGTTGGTAGTGTTATCACGTTCCCGTACAACCTCTCAGGCGATACAGTAGAGGTGCAGTTTCGTATTTTGTCTGCTGGCACAGCTTACCGGCAAACATTCACCAACCAAACTGGCTACACGCTGACCCTGACCAACCCGCTGCCGACACAGCTGGCAGCAATCAAAGTACATGTAAACGGCGTACTATCCACTGAATTTGCCCGCACGAACTCCACGACCATCACCATGAACTACGAGCTGTACCCGTCTGATTCCGTCACTGTAACATACTACGTATGATAATCCGAATCATAAAAATATACCAAGGCTGGATGCCTGGCGACACACCGGACATAATGCGCGACTTAGCCAAGCAGCTTATTGAGCAGGGCATCGCTGTGCCGTTTAATCCGGCCCGCGGCAAGCTCACTGAGAAGCAGCAAACCGCGCAGATTGTGAACGAGAATAAGCCACAGCCCAATATAGTGGTTGTACCTTTGCCGGCAAACGCTGGCAGCAAGCGTAAAAATAATTCAGACACAAAAAAATAATGCAATATGCCTACTAACGGAGTGGTCAATGGCACTGACCTCAGGATTTACAAGGGTAGCACGGCCATAGGCCGCGCAACTACTTGCTCTCTGTCTGTTTCGCTCGAAATGCGCGAAATCCTCGACAAAGACAATACCGGCAGCTGGGTAACATCAGCACCAGGCAGGAAATCTGCATCACTCAGCAGTGACGCGTTTTTCACCTACGACACGACGAACGTCAAGCCCGAAACGCTTTTCAATGACCTCAACAACGGTACATTGGTCACGTGGCGTTTCACGACCGACGAAGCTGGCGACAAGGCTTGGGATGGTAGCGGATATGTCACTGAATTTAGTATCAATGCCGGCGTGGAAGAAAATTCCACTTACAGCGTGACAATCACAGTGTCAGGGCCGATAACACTGGTAACTGAATCGTAACAATGGGGCTGGTGTCTTCGGATGCCAGCTATCCACAAACATACCAACCATGATACAAACACACATTCAAATTGGCAACCAAGAACTGCCAATCAACTTTGGTCTTGCCTGCCTTGCAGAATTGGAGCAGCTGTTCGGTTGCTCAGTAGCGCAGCTAGGTCAGCAAATCGAATCCGGCGGCATCGGTGCGGCTATGCAGCTCATTCACGTGGCGCTGAAGCATGGCCACCGCAAAGCTGGCAAGGAGTACGAAAACAGCTACGAGCAGACCTGCGACCTGCTGGATGAGGAGGGCTTCGCTGTTATTGAGCAGGCATTTACCTTGCTGGCGAACAGCATGACGGCATCGACGCAAAAAAAAACGCGGAAGCCGGCACGGTAGGCGCGAACACTAACGAGCTGACCGACCTGCACGAAATCGCCTGCATGGCAGCATCCATGGGCATAGACGAACAGCAAATACCATACACCACGCTGGCGTACTTGGCAGCCCGCGGCGACGGCCTAAACGACCAAGCACTCGAGCAAATCCGGCTAGTACGCTGGCAAACCACCGCGCTGCTGAACTCGATGATGCCAAAGGGTAGAAAACTGAAAGTTACCGACCTGCTGCAACTGCCTGACGAGCAGCCGCGGGCAGGCAAAACAGACCAGCGAGCGGCAGAGATGCTTATCGCTCAGTTTAATGCTGACAAGTAGCGGTGGCCACAGATAAACAGCGCCGGCAAACACCGACGGCGACGGCGGCGGCAAACACACATAAATAAAACGCAATGGCAAGAAAAACAGGGCAGCTAAACGTAATGATGACTCTCCGTAAGGAGGGGTTCAACAAGGCGCTGGCACTTGCCAACCGCCAGCTAACGCAGTTTGCCCGCAAGGCTGAGGAAGCAGGGCAAACGATGACTATGGCGTTTAGTTTGCCTACGGCTGCCATTGGTGGGGCGGCTATTTCGGCATTTGCTGAAATGGACAAGCTGCGTAAATCGCTGACGGCGGTGGCGGGGAGTAGCGAGGAAGCGGAGAAGCAGCTGGAAAGCCTGCGCAAATTGGCGCTGGAGCCGGGGATTGATTTGGAGCAGGCGGCAAAAGCGAGTATACGTTTGCAGTCAATCGGCTACGCAGCATCGGAAGCCGAGCGCACAATCCTGCAAATGTCAAAGGCTGTAACACTTGCCGGCGGCACTGCTGACGACCTCGACGAAGTTATCCGGCAGATGACGCAGATGGAGGGGCGCGGCACGATTCTACGGGAGGACTGGAACGTAATCGCAGAACGCGTACCTGCCATAAACATCGCTTTGCAAGACGCATTCGGGACAACGAACATCGAAGCCATCCGCAACACAGGCATCAGTGTAAAGGACTTCAATCAGGCGATTGTACAGGCAATTTCTGAAAACGAGAAATTTCAGTCTGTGCAGGGCGGCGTAGCCAATGCAATCACAAATTTTCAATCGTCTATCAGGCAGTCTTTGGGCGTACTCGGCGAAGCCATCGACAAAAACATCAACATCACCGCCGTACTTGATAAATTGTCCGGCTTCATCAACCGTGTGGCGAAAGGATTTGCCGACATGGATCCGCGGCTGCAATCGGTTATTCTGGGAACGGCGGCTTTTTTGGCGGCACTGGGGCCGGTGTTATTGGCGTTTGGGTCAGTAGCGCGTCTGCTGCCAACCATAACCCTCGGCCTGCAAGCCATGGGCGCAACCTTTGGCGCAATCCTCAGCCCGATTGGCCTAACTGTTGCAGCTATTGTTGCGGTGGCGGTGGGGATTGCTAAGGCGTACAAGGAGAACGAAGTGTTGCGCAACAGCCTGCAAGCACTTGGCGCGCAGTTTGGGGAACTTTGGCGGGCGGTTGATTCCATAATGCAGAAAATTCTGCGGGCATTTTTGGGGCTTATCGGAGAAACCAACAAATTTAAAGGCACTTGGCAGACATTATTTGCCGTATTTACGGGCATCATTAATGCGATTGTAGGCAGGCTTACAGGCTTGGTTGGCGTTGTGACCGGTATTGTCAAAGCCATAAACTTTGCACTTGAAGGCGAGTTTAGGAAAATGGATGGCGCTTTCGGTGAGGCGTTAAAGGCGTTGGTCGATACGGTCAACCCTATGCAAATCGGCAAAGACTTCATGGACGCGTTCAACGAGGGCATTAAACAGACCGACATTGAACTACCTAAACCAAAGGTCACAGCGCCACGTCCTGACACAGTTCCCGGCACAGCCATACCCATCGGCGAGGGCACCGGTGCAGCGCTGCCATTAGGCGGCGAAGCCACCAATACCAACCGAAACACA